GCTACCTCATTAGACGATGCGGAATCAATTATCCACACAATAAAAATTTCTGAAAATGATTTACGAAAACAACAAGTGGGTGGTTTTTATTCTGATGTAGAACTTGGACCACCAGGTGTAAATCAAAACGACGAATTAACTAAAAAAGAAAGAGAACTTTCTGGGACTAAAAAAACTGGAAGACAAGAAGACATTTACACTTTGTTAGAATGTCATGTAAATTTAGATTTAGAAGGTTTTGAAGATAAAGACGATGAATTAAATCCAACAGGAATTAAATTACCTTACATAGTTACTGTCGAAGAAGCTAGTCAACAAGTTTTATCTATTAGACGTAATTATGAACCAACTGATCCAAAGAGAAATAAAATCCATTATTTTGTTCATTTTAAATTCTTACCGGGTTTAGGGTTTTATGGCTTTGGATTAATTCACATGATTGGCGGATTGAGCAGAACCGCAACGGCTGCTCTCCGTCAATTATTAGATGCAGGTACATTATCTAATCTGCCAGCAGGATTTAAACAAAGAGGTATAAGGGTTAGAGACGAAGCATCACCATTACAACCAGGTGAGTTTAGAGATGTAGACGCACCAGGTGGTAATCTTAGAGATGCGTTTATGCCTTTACCATATAAAGAACCATCACCTACATTATTACAATTAATGGGTGTTGTAGTTGGTGCAGGACAAAGATTTGCAGCAATCGCTGATATGCAGGTGGGAGATGGTAATCAACAAGCTGCAGTTGGAACTACAGTTGCTCTTCTTGAAAGAGGCTCACGAGTTATGTCAGCAATTCACAAAAGATTATACTCTGCAATGAGAACAGAATTTAAATTACTTTCAAAAGTATTTAAAACTTATTTACCACCAGTTTATCCATATGATGTAGTTGGTGCTACAAGAGAAATTAAACAAGCAGACTTTGATGAGAGAGTAGATATATTACCTGTTGCAGATCCAAATATATTTTCGATGGCGCAAAGAATTACAATAGCACAAACAGAATTACAACTTGCAACATCAAATCCACAGATACATAATTTATACTTTGCATATAGACAAATGTACGAGGCGCTTGGTATAAAAAATATTGATGCAGTTTTACCTCCACCAGCTCCAATGCAGCCGATGGATCCAGCGTTAGAACACATTAATGCGTTAGGCGGTAAACCTTTTCAAGCTTTTCGTGGTCAAGATCACAGAGCACACGTTACAGCTCACTTAAATTTTATGTCAACTAACATGGTTAGAAACAATCCACCAATTATGGCTGCTATGCAAAAAAATATTTTAGAACATATTAGTTTAATGGCACAAGAACAGGTAGAATTAGAGTTT